GGAAAGAATATTGATCTTGGACGTGCTTATATCCTCTTCCGCCTGTTGCTTCGTTCCTTCCTGAATCGCCTGTTGACTTCCGCCGAACAATTCGATTCCACGGGAAGCGAAGATCGCTCGCTGGCTGGCGAGGACGGTATTCAACTGCCTGCGGCGCTGCAATTCATCCTGGGCGGCGGCGGTTCGTGCATTCGCGGCTTCTTCCTCGTATTGGGCCTCAAGGAACTCCGCGCCCTGCATCCCCTGTACACCGCCAGCCAGGGATGAAACGGCACCCAGGCCGGAAAAGACGTTGCCGAGCGTGAGCCAGGATGGAATAGCCGATGCAGCAGCGGCGCCGGCGCCCGCCGCCTGCGCCGTTCCGAAGGCGAAGGGGACAGACGACGCCGCCGTGTAGCCTAGACCGGAAGCACCAATCGCACCCGCCGCCGCGCTACCGGCACCCGCAGCACTCGCGGCCGTGGCAGCACTCGCGGCCGAAGCCGCGCCCGCACTTGCCCCCGCACCCGGGAGTAAACCAAAGCCGCCCGTTGCGAGTCCAAGACCGCCGATTGCCAAAGCCGGTACAAGCATTCTTCCCATGGCCTACCTCACCCGTTAACCATGACTTCGCGAGTCATGCCTAGAACCGTTACCTTTGCAGGCGTGTCGATGTTCAACGTGCATTGCGCGTTTTCGTCGTATCCCGAGAAGTGGACCGTCAATAGCCCCGTCTTCGTGGGGGCGGGTTCGTCAAACGCATCGCCCGCGAAATCGAGATAAACGTCCTGGCCGTCCACGGTGAACCCGGCAGACCTGTCAACCTGGAAATGCGCGCGGATCAGGCTTACCACCCGACCCTTCGAGGTTCCGTCGTCAAGATCGAAATGCGCGGGCATCGGCTTGATTTGCTGCGTGAACGGAAACCCGATGTTGACCCCTGTGGTCGATAGGTCGGCATCGTCCAGCGTCACGGCGCCCGACGAGGAAACCGTGGCCGTTCCCAGGTAGTGCCCTTGAGAGCAAACCGAAACCGTTTGACCGGCGTATTCCGTTGCACCGGAGAATGTACTCGCCCCGGCCGTGCTTCCCGCATCGAGATACTTCTGGCAGTCCAGCGCGCAGCCGGTATCGGAAAATTTCTCCAGGGTGACGACGGCGGAACCGGTGGTCATTTCACGACTGACAGCAAGAAATACTTCCGTATCCACGTCGCGGATCGAAAGAACCGTCCCGTCCGTCTGCCACGGCACCCATGACGCCAGCTTTTCTTCGCGAACGGAATGGAAGCACGATATCTGCCCCGACGACGTAAGAAGCATCGCGTACTGCTCAGGAGAACCCGACCGGCCATAGAGAACAGACAGCGCCGTTGGGGCGGAATAGGTAGACCCGCCGGTAATCAGATCGTTCGCCAGAAGGGAAACCGGACGTGCGGAATACGCCTGTAGCGTGTCTTCCCACAACGCCTCCCTGGCTACCGATCCGGTGTTCTGGATGAACAGGAACGCCTCGTCGAACATCCTCGGCTTGAGTTGGGCGGAGCCGTACGGCTGTTGTTCCAGAACCGAGAAGTTCCCAGGCGTCAACGGTGACGTGGGAGAGGTCGGGACGTAGTAGAACGAGCGGTCCCCGAATAACGTCAGGAACCTTCCCCTCACCGCGTATCTGGCCCTTGCGCCCGCGACACCTTCCCAAATCGCTTCGTCGTCCTGACCGGAGCCCACGTCGAAGTTGAAATAAGACCCGATCTTCGACAGCCAGATTCCCGAGGGACGGGACTTCGCGCCCCAAAACACCAGACGATCGGGAAAGAACGTCGCATCGATAGGCCACCCCCGATAAGCCGAGAACGCCTGTTCGTCCCAATCGTCGGTGGCATTCGTCGAGGAAAGCGTTTCCTTCACGACACCTGAGGAAATAGTGCCGGACGTGACGGTACTGATCGTGATTTGCTTTCCAGCCTTGCGGATGACGTTCCCGATCATCCCGGTGGTGAAGAAGTCGTCCGATGTCGTTAACGTGACGCCGCTGGACGTGGCGGAGGCGGAGATCGTCACGCTGGACGCCGCGTACTTGTAGAACGGCTGATAGATCGGATACCCGGTTATCGTCCCCGTCGATTCGAAATCGAACGAGAAATTTGCCTGGGTAAACGTCGTCGATCCGGTGCGTGTGATGACCTGGGGCTGAAGGTCTTCGTGCGTCAGGATCAGGGTATTGCCGTCATAGGTCCAATTCAGCTTGCCGTCGGTGATCATCCCCGACGTGAGCGAGGACACCGTGACGGTGTTCAACAACTCACCCGTGGTGCCGTAAACGTCCAGCGCCCCCGACCGAGCCCAGATCGGATAACGCTGCGTCGGAGAGAACACGAAGTCGATCAGCACCCCATAAGTCGAGCCGAGGGTGTTGAGATAAAGCGTTTCCGGGCGCGTCCTAACCCCACCCTGAGCGAGGGGCGCCATGTTCAACAGGGATTCCGCCCCGTTGGTGGTGAACGTCTTGTCGTACCTCGCCGCCATCAGTGGGCTTAGTTGCCCGTGATGGAACGAGGTCTGCGCCTGCCTGACCTTCCTTCCCATGGCTAGAGCCTGCGGACGGCATTGAGGCGCGACGGCGGGAACTGCCGCGCGGTCTGTTGCGCGTAATCCCTGTTGCGGGCTTTCGGCATGGTGACTTGATGGAGGTGCTTGCGGCGGGTTTCGGCCATGTCCGGATCGGCCGCGACCGCCTGCCACAGCACAACCTCCATCGCCTCGGTAATGACCTCTGTGAAGTACGCGGGCCAGTAGGACTCCGCGAACGAAGCGGTGTAGACGCAGATCAGGGTGTGGGATTCGTCGTAATCGCAGGCGATCTTGTCCTGATCGCGCTCGAAAATAATCGGCGGGCCGTTTTCCAAGAAGATTCCACGGACGGTCAGAAGATCGGCCGGAAGCTGCCAATAATCGTCCCATCCCGTGGCGGGAACCTCGGCCAAGTGATCCAAGGCAACCCGTTTCCGGGCGAACGACCAGTCGTATTCCGAAAGGATGGATTCGACCAAAAGGCGGTATTCGGACCCGCAGACGTTCGATTCCGTCGTGTTGTCATCGAACGACGAAATGACGCTCCCGCGCACCCGGCGCAGGGCCCTATTGCAAATATCGAATTCAGTTACCGCCATGCCGGGATTGTGTCGGGAACGGCGGTTTCCCGCACAGGACGGGGACTAAGCAGCCTTCAGGGCCTCAAGGATGGCGTCCTTGGACATGCCCCAGGTGTTAATCCCCCTCTCCTTGGCCTTGGCGCGAAGGGCATTGATATCCCCATCGTCGATTTCCGCCTTGACCTGAAACGGGTTATCGGGCGGGCCGATGACCTTGGGACTGTTGGACTTCACCACCGCCTCGAACGTACCGTCCGGGCAGGCCACCTTGACCCAATCCCCAACATCCAGTTCGGACCAGTTGCGGAAATAGTCCGGTTCGATGGTCTGAAGCATCGAATCCGTCGAACGATAGCCGAAGACCCGAATGGCGGTGCCGCCGCCCAGCAGTTCCTTGTTGCGATGAGAGAAGGGCATGCGGACTCCTTAAAGTTTCTGGACCATGGTGCGGGTCCACCAATCGTGTGCTTCCAGGGCGCCCATCGAATGCGCGGTCTTCAGTTCACCCGATTTTGCCATCTGCTGGCCCTGCGACAGGTGGAAGGTGATTTCCTTCCTTCGCGCCATGGCCTTCTTGTAGGCCGGGGACTCGCAGTTGTCGGGATAGATCGGGTTGCCGAAGAACAGATCGGATTGAGGCGGGACCACGATCTGAATGCCCCTGATCCGGCATTCGCGGATGAAGAACATGCACCCCGCCCGCTGCATAGCGTATTCCTCGGTCAGGGCCATATCCACGCCCCACAAGCCGATGACCTTGGGGTTATCCAAGATCGCATCGGCCATCATCCAGGCGATGGATGAGGTCATAAATTCCGGCCCGAAAGTGTCGATGATTTCCTTTCTGCGGATCAACCCCGCCTTGGGTATCGCCTGGGATGGTTTCATTAGCCTGACATCGGCGCCCTTCTCCGACACCTCCGCCAGCCAGCGGATATGCCGGATGGTGTCGGGCGTGAAGTCCGGGTTGTTTTCCTTGTCGATGATCCACATGGGATCGTGGACTTCGTACCAGCGATGCCAACCCGGGGTAACTTTGTTGGGGTCCATCCCGATACAACGGACATGCCAATCGTTCGGGTCGAACGGGCAACCGGGTTCGGGGAAGGGTGTGGATTGGCGGGACGAGGGAGCGGTCCCGACGATGGCGATCTTTTCGAAGGAATCCCCGGAGCCCGAAGGCCCCGGGGGAGTCGAGGAAGGAGACGTTTCGTTGACTGACACGGTGTTCCTTTAGGTCGAGGGTTGCCAGACTTTCGCGGTGATCGAGGTGCCGTCCACCGTGCCCATGACGGCACGTTGCGCCCAGATCGAGGTCGAGACGGCTTCGAGCATCACGGCATCGCCCTTGCCGGCGAGAGTGATCGCGCCGTTGGTCGAGCCGTTGCCGTCCAGAATGGTCGCGCCCGTGCTGGACAAGATCGCCGTTCCCGTCGAGGAGGCGTCGATCTGGTAGACCACGACATCCCCGGCGTTGGCCGGAGCCGGGACCAGGAATGTCAAGGACTGCGTGGTAGCGATCAGGTTCGTGCCAAAGCCGTTCAATGTGGTCGCGGTCGAAGAGTGAGCCGTGACCGTCTTGATCGGGCCATCGGGGACAAGAGCCGCCGTGGTGCCGTTGGACGTGACCTTGAACACGCCATTGCCATCGGACGCGAGGATTTTAACGCGGTCTCCCGACTTCAGCATGTTGCCCGTGAGGGAAGCCACGGTGAAGTAGTCGGCCGCGACGATGGTGGACATCGCCTCGCCGGTCGAATCGTACACGAAGTCCTTGTAAAGGCCGGTGACGTTCGTGCAGTGGAGTTTGGTTGCTGTGACTGCCATGATACCTACTCCTTACGAGCCTTCGTTGATGAGAAGGCGCTGCTGGCCGTCGCCGTCGATGGTGACGTACCCGAAGCTGGACATGGCGTTCACCAACCACGACGCCTTGGAGGGCACATAGTTGATTTCAACGCCGATATCCTGACCGATACCCTTGCCGATGGCGTCTTTGTGCCACGACACGATGTACCGGGAGGTGCCCGAAATGGTCAGGCCGGTGTGGTAGTTCCACATCGAACCCATCCACTTGCGACCGCCCCACGGGTTTCCGGCCAGCGGCGTGGCGCCGACGTATTCCGCTCGGGCAAACTGATCGACGGTCAGCATCTTTTCCCACACCTGGATCGACACGGCACTAAACAACATGCCGTCATCCAGCGCGACATCGCGGGCGCCGATATTTCCGATGTGGTCGGAGAAGATCGCCGTCACGGTGCCGTTCGTCGAGGAAATCGCCGAAAGGTTCTGCGCCGTGGAAGTGTTCGTGGTGGCTTCCAGACAGGTCGTGATCAGTTTCGCGTCGTCCTGGCGACCCAGGGCGGCAACGGCCGTGCGCTGCATCGCGCCGCGTTCGTCGTGCCGGATTTTCAGCATATCCAGCTTGTCGATGTACTGCGGAGCGTAGTAATCCGCGAGCGTGGCGGTGACGGTGCTGTGTTCCGGGTTCATCGGCGTCACGTCGGAGTTGCGGCCCTTCGTGGTCGCAGCGCCCTTGCCGATGTTCTGGAATACGACGGAGGCAGAACCTTCGGCATTAGCCGTTCGGTACGTGCCCATGAATTTCGGCCCCATACGCTGATAAGCCAACTTGGCTTCAGCTTCGTACTGGACCGCAAAGGCATCATCAATATCGTTGGCCATGGGTTTCCCTTTCACTCCAACGGTTAAAGTTTCCGTCGATGCTTCCGGGTGTCCCTCCTTCAGCTTGGATCGGGTATCCCTTACGGGGCCGAGCCGCACATGGTCGGGGCCTTCGCGTCGAATCTCGCGAGCATAAAATCACGGTGTCCGAAACACCGCACAGGACGGGGGTGGTTAGGATTGCTTGATCGCCAGAAAGCTTTGCCAATGGCCGGAAACCGTGGTGTTGTCGGCGCTGGCGGTGGCAACCATGCGAAGGTCGGAATTGGGCGGAACAATGGCGTATGGAGCAAGCTCCTGGGTATACGTGCTTTGGGCCGCGGTTCTAAGGGACATTTCAAACCCAAGCGGGCGCCACACACCGCCCTGCGCCCTATATTCCATGTCTATGTCTACGTTGACGCTGGTATTTCCTTTTGAAATTGCGGCGTATACCTTGGTGATAATGCAGTAATCTTGATAGCTAAACGAAGTGGCGCACTTTTCAGACTGATTTTGCCCAGCGGCAACCATACACTTTACGGCCGATGCCGTTTGCGGGACGCCAGCCGTGACCGTTACGCTGGTTGATGCATAGGCGTAAATATTTCCCACAAGATTGGACGCGGGAGATTGAAACGTCCCATTCGCAACATATATCCGCGAGCAACGGCTAAGGGAGGTTGTAAGGGCGGCTGGAGTTTGGCCGTTCAAGGTAACGTCTTGTGTCCTAAAAATTAGGTTGTTGTCGTCGTCGTAATAGTGGCCCTCAACGCTTAATGTCCCAACGTCCCCGGTGCTGGACGAAACAATATAATCAATCTTATTGGACGTAAGGAAGGTTTCGTTCAACTCCGATGAGGGCAGAGTCATAACGGTAACGATTCCGCTCGTTGCATTAGCGGTTCGGCCGAATTTTCGCAGCGTCTTGGACTTTACGGCGAC